GCCAACGCTGAAGAGATCGCCTGCTGAGGGAGCGGTGGAGAAGGCCGGCGAGACGGTGATCACCCCGGAGAACGCCGACGTGACGAAGCTCATTTGGCCCGCGCACGCGCCGGTGCGGAACCAGACACCCATGCCGTTCTTGATGGCTCCGAACCCCAGCGTCGGAGCGGGCGAGCTGGAGACGCCGATGCCGGTGGTGGTGCTCCCAGACCACGCCTCGCAGTCGTTGGCATTGGTGACAGCGTCCACCCGCCACAGCGCGCCGTTGTAGACCCAGCCGTACCCGGTCCCGTTCGGCCGGAAGTAGACGGCTGTGACCGGGACCTTCATCGTCCCGTAGACGAGCGGGAACGCGCCACCGAACTCGGCCGCCGTGAACGGCGCGGTTGGGGCGTAGTTTCCTCCTCCCCCTCCGCTGCCGCCACCGGTCGGGTCGCCGACGATCTCTCCCGTGACGGGATCGATCTCCTCGCCGCCGCCCGTCTTCATCATGTCGGCACCTGCGGGGCGACGGCGGTATTCTTGGGCATGTCGGGGGAGCCGCCGAAGCGGGCGATGTTGCCAGCCGGGGCAGTGCCGAAGCTGCGGCAACCGGTGTTCCTCGTCTTGTCGCAGCCCTTGCTGACCACGATGGACCCGCCCGTAGTCGGCACGCCGGGCAGCGCCACGCTCAGGGTCAGGTCGACGCCGGAGACGCTTTGGACGGTGCGGCGCAGGCCACTGACGAGGACGTAGCCGCCCACCGTGGCGAAGGCGCTCGTCGCGGAGAGCTTCACCACCTTGGCCGTCGATCCCGCCGCGACGGTTAGCCCTGAGGAGGAGAACGTCGCCTCGGTAAGTCCGCAGTTGGCGTCGTAGACGAGGAAGGGGCACTGCGGCTGGATGGTCCTCCGCGGAACCTCGGTCGAGAGTCGCGACAGCTTCGACTTCACCGTGACCCGGATCTCCGTGGAACCGATCTCCGGGTCTCCCTGGACGAGCCCGTCGAAGGTGGTGATGAGCCCGGGGACCGTGCCCCAAGTGCTCATGTAGGCGCGCTGGATCAGCACCCGCACCTTGTCGAACGCCCCCTTGAGCGCCGCGATCTTGATCGTCTGGGAGCCGATGGTGCGCGTGCCCGGGGCCATGACGATCGACGCGGTGTCGACCTCAAGCCCGGCCGTCGAGCGGCCCCGGCCTCCGAGCATGATCGGTCCCGACGCCAGCCAGGTGTTCCCGCCGTAGCTCAGGTCGGTGTCGGCCGCGGTCCAGCGCACCGTCCCGCCGTCGCCCGACGCGAAGTAGAAGGTGAAGAGGTCGGCGGCGAAGCGCGAGGTTCCGGCCAGCACCGCATCGATCCCGGCGTTGCTCGTCTTCATCAGATCACCGAGATGAGGTCGAACTCACAGGACCAGACGCCAGACACGATTCGCTTGAGGTCGGGCTCGGAGACGAAGCGCACGACCCGATCGGTGGCGCCATCCTTGGGGTCGAGGATGTGAAAGGAGTCGCCGGTACCGAAGTGGGTGTCGATGAAGTAGTCGACGACCGAGACCTCGCTGTAGGAACCCCAGGGCGATGGAGCGGCCACCGACTCGCGCAGGAAGTTGAATTTGATCCTCCACCGGCGCCGAGGAGTCGAAGCCCAAACGGTGCGGTCCTCCCGGCCGGACGGCGACTCCTTCTTCGTCACCGGGTACTTGCTGCCCCGAGTCGGCGCGATGTCGAAGCCGGGCAGCAAGGGGAAGACGTAGGCGCTCATCCGTGGACCCGATCCTTGGCGGCCCTGTTGATCACTTTGACCAACCCCACCCGGTTTCTCTCGAGGAAGTCCTCGGCGCCTCTGACGTCGATGAAGCTGAGGTTGATCACTGTCTGTCCGCCGCCTCCGGTTCCGAAGGCGGCTTCCAGCCGGTCCATCCGCTCGGTGTCGTAGGCGGTCAGGATCCGATCGCCCCTGTGGGCCTGCACCACCTGGTCGCTCGGGAGCCGGTCCCACCCGGTGGCGGCCGAGGGCAGCCCACCCGCCAGGCCGCCCAGGAGGCCCGCCATGGTGGCCACGGCCGCGGCCGCCAGCGCCGGCCCGATGACCGGGATACCGGCCTGGGAGAAGGCCGCAGCGGCCTCCGCGCCGAGGATGTAGCTGGTGATCACCTTCTTCATCGTCTCGATGATGGTGCTCAGGATGGACTTGGCCATGCCGGCCATCGCCTGAGCGACGCTCTTGGTTCCGGTGATGATGTCGGCGAAGCCCTTGCCAACCGAGGCTCCGAGGGCATCGCCCACGGCCATCCACTCCTTCGTCATCTCGGCGGTAGCCTGCTTCGATGCGGCCCGGAGCTTCTCAAGGGCCTCCGCCGCGGTGTGCTGGTCCTTCGTCCCGGCCATGTCGATCTCGACCTGGGAGTAGGAGTCGGCTTGCTGCCCGGGCGTCTGCTGCGACAGGGCCGCGGCGTTCTTCATCCAGTCCGGCTGGGCCGCCATGAAGGCCTTCCGGTCCCCGGCGCCGAGGTTGCCCAGCTCCATGGCCGTCCAGGCCTCCGCCTGGTACTGGGCGATGGCCTGGAGGGCCTCCTTGACCTTGGCGAGTTGCACGACCTCCTTCTCGTAAGCCTCCAGATTGAGCTTGTTGACCGCCTGTTGGGCCAGCTTGGCCTGATTGGCCCTGTTGGCTTCCTCGGTGGCGGCGGCAGTGGCATCGGCAAGCGCACGCAGCGCGCTGGCGGACGCCTCCGCCTTGGCGCGGATGGCTCCGAGCGTCTCCGAGTAGGCCTGCCGAAGCGAGCCGTCCCCGAAGATGTCGTTGAGCTTGGCCCAGGTGCTGATGCCGGCCTCGGCCACCCTCTTGAACTCGGCGTCGTACTGCTTCAGCGGCCCGGCGCCGGCCGCCATGGTGGCGTTGTAGGCCGCCTGGCTGGCCGTCGCCTTATGGGTCGCCTCACTCACCGACTCCATGCCGACCTTCATCACGTCGGTGTGGATCTTGGTGAGGGAGCCCAGGGCCTGCATCTGGCCGGCGGCGATCTTCGTCTCCTCGCCGACCAGGCCGACCGCCACCTTGATGACCTCGAAGGCGGCGAATCCCAGGGCTACCTTGGTGATCCCGGTGCCGAGCTCGAACCCGGCCGACATGAGGCCCTGGAGGGCGCTCGACGCCGCCCCGCTCATGGGGACGATGCCAGCGATCTCTCCCGCGAAGAAGCGCGCCGAGCGGGACTGCTGGACCTGCTCAGCCTTGAAGTTCTTGAGCGTGCCCATGAGGCCGCCCAGGCTCTTGTCGGCCTCGTTGGCGGCAGTGGGGAAGGCCTTCCAGGCCGTCCCCATGGAGGAGAGGCTGCCGCGCATCCCGTCCGCGAACTGCTGGACGGAGCCGCTGGCCTTCTTGAGGCCGGCCTCCAGCTCCGCGGTGTGGACCCGGAGGACGACCGTAGGGGAGTCGTCGGCCATCTACGCCCTCCCGACGACCTGCACCATCGCCGCCAGTCGCTCGAGGGCGGCCGAGCTCGGCGGGAGGCGAGGGCCGGACGCTACGGCGGCGGGGGCCGGCTCGGCGCCCTCGCTGTCCCTCCGCCTCCAGTACCGGAAGAGCATCCACAGCCTCCGAAGTGCCAACCGCCGAACCTCATCCCAAGTCCACCCGGTTTCCGAGATCACCCGCCCGAAGAGGTCGCCGAGCTGGGCGACGGCTCCGGGCGCTGGACTTCCCCCGTGGCCGGCTCCGCCGCCACGAACCCGAGGGCCAGCGAGACCGCGCCGACGAGCGCCGCGGAGTCCGGCAGCCGGATGAGGGCCTTCAGCTCCTCGCGGGTCAGGGTCTCCCCGCCGGCGATGGCGGCGACGTGCACCAGGGTGATGAGGGCGGAGAACTGCTCCTTGGTGGGCTGTCCCGTCATCTGCGAGAAGACCATCACCGCGTCGTAGTTGTCCTCCAGGTGGGCGCCGGTGAGGTCACCCAGCCGGATCGTCCGGTCCCGCAGCTTGAGGTCGGTCATTCCTACTCCGGCGAGATGAGGTCGAAGACCGCGTCGGAGGTGGCCGACTGGGCGCAGAAGAAGTCGGCGCTCTGGCTGGCGAAGTCCTCGACCTTCATGGAGAGTCCCAGCTTGGGGAAGTGGACGTTGTAGCCGATGAAGCCGAGGGCCGCGGTGCCCACCTTGGGGCCGAAGGCCGCCAGCTGCACGCCGGTGGCCAGGCTCATCACCGAGTTGACGACCGCGGTGGTGGTCCCGATCGCGGCCGCCGTGTTGGTATAGACGAAGCTCACCTTGTGGCCCTGGTCGGCCGACGCGAAGGTGTAGGCTCCGGTGACCTCGTTGACGGAGTAGACGCCGGTCCCCGTGGCCGTCGCTCCGCGGGTCATCATCTTCCCGGTGGTGAGGTCGAGTACCCCGTAGTTCTTCTTCATCGTGGCGCCGTTGGCCACGGTGACGATGTACGGCGTGGCCGGGATCGTCGCGGTCTCGCCGATGTTGGGAACTTCGGAGCCGGCCACGGCGGAACCGCCGAGCATCATCGCCATGGCGGAGCCGAAGAAGCTGGCGTTCCCGACCTTGCCGGTCACGTCGACCCCGGCCTCGCCCACCGCGATGACGTGCTTGTTCTGCCCGCGCAGCTTCTTCAGGTCGCGGGTGATGTCGATGCTCACGTCCTGCAGGATGGCGAACGGGATGGGAGTCGGGTTGGTACCCGCGGGGATCGCCGCGAGGAATCCGGTGCTGAAGGAGTGCATGGGTCAGTCCTTTCCGAGGAGTGCGGCGAGGTCCGTCTTCAGGCGCTCTTGGGAGGCCCGGATGCGGTTGAAGAGCTGGGTGTCGAGCTGGACGTTGAAGAACGTCTCGGAGAACCACCGCTCGACGATGGCGGCGACCTGGTCGGGCGCGGCCGGCGGACCAGCGGGTGGCTTGATCACTGGGGCGCTCACAGGTACCAGGCCTCATAGGTGAGGCGCATGGCGCCGATGGGCACGCCTTGGACTTCGGTGATCTCGGCCTCCATGCCGGTGTAGCGGGATGCCAGCGCGAGGCCCCCGAATGTCATGTCTACCGCCATCGCGGTCTCGACTTCCAGGCTGAGTGCGTCGAGCACGTCGTCGACCTGCTCGCTCACGGCCACGACGATGAGCACGGCGATCTTCACTCGTCGCTTGCTGGGTTCCTTCGTCTCCTCGAGCGAGTAGACGGCGATCCCCGGAAGGTCCGTCTTCCTCCACGGCACTTCCCGGGTCGGGAAGACGCGGTCAGCCGCCGCCGTCTTGAAGGCGAGCTGGGCCACGACGGCCGTTCGGATGGCTTGGCGCTGGTGCATCAGGCGCTCATCTCCGTGAGCAGCATCCACACCCCGCCCAGGCCGTCCTTGCGAGTCTCGCGAACCTTGTAGGTCGTCCCGTTGACGGTCACCTTGGGATCCTCGTCCGTTTCCGGGTCATTGGGCGCCAGGGCCTCAGCGCGCACGAACACCGCCGGAACCGCCGCCGTGACCGCGACATCGAGGACGTCGGTCCGCTGGTGCTTCGCCTCGAAGAGGCCGGGCACCGTCACGCTGACCCCCTGCACCCGCGGCGAGTAGCGCACGGAGTCACCCCCCAGAACATTGAGGATGACCCCGTCCGCCATCGCGACCAGTTGCGGGAAGGCCACGGTGGTCCGCTACTACCCGGCCGCCTTGACGCCGATCCCGTTGAACAGGATCGCGCCGGTGGTCTCGCCGGCTCCCGAGCCCACCGCCACCAGGGCCACTCCGGCGTACTGGTTCGACGTCGCGGTGGTGGTGAAGTTCTTCGCGGTGTCGTCCCAGTAGACGTTGGCACCCTCGGTCCAGGCCTGCGAGCCGACCTTGAGGACCGAGACGATGCCCCGGACGTAGCCGTCGAAGGGCAGGGTCTGGGCGACGGTGTTCTGGGCGATGACGAGCAGGCGACCGATGAGGTAGCAGGTGCCGGCGACGACGCCGCCGGAGGGCGCGGTGAGGGTGACGACGTCTCCGTTGCTGATGAAGGTTCTGGACATGGTGTTCTCCTTGGATCCGTTGGCGGGTGCCGACTACGCGCCGGCGGAGGTGGCGGC